GTGATCTACAGCCCGGATAAGCCGCTATCATGTGGTGCTAGGGTTTGGATTGAGACGCAGTCGGAGGTTATTCCGGTTGTTAGACAAGAGGAAACGGCATTATGCCCATCGATAAGGTAGTCAATGAAGCTCCAGTGCTTGACGTGGTGGTCACGTCAGAAGAAGAAACCCTCCCGGACATCGAGATCATTCTTGAAGAGGATGGTAGTGCGACGGTGGAGATCGGTGAAGAGGACTCAAGCAGCGTTGATTTCTATGCAAATCTAGCGGAGGTTGTTGACCCCGACGTTTTGGGCTTGATTTCGTCGGAGCTTGGCCAGATTTTTGAGGCAGACAAGTCGTCTCGGCAGGACTGGGAGCAGATGTACGCCAAAGGTCTGGACCTTCTTGGCCTAAAAATAGAGGAAAGAACAAAACCTTTCCGTGGTGCAGCTGGTGCTACGCACCCAATGCTGACAGAATCCATTGTCCAGTTCCAGGCGCAGGCCATGAAGGAGCTGATGCCCTCGGGTGGCCCGGTGAGAACGCAGGTTCTGGGCAAGGAAACGATTGACAAGGCGCAGCAAGCGGCCCGTGTTCAGGATTTCATGAACTACCAGATCACGACGGTGATGGAAGAGTACACACCGGAGTTCGATCAGGCGCTTTTCTACCTTGGTTATGGTGGTTCGGTCTTCAAAAAGGTCTATTTTGACCAGCAGTTGGACCGTATGGTCAGCAAGCTGTGCTTGGCCGATGACATTTACATCCCTTACACCGGCTCCAGCGTCGTTTCGCAGTGCAACAGGATCACGCATCGCATTGCGATGGACTCAAACGAGTTCAAAAAGCGTGTTTTGGCGGGAGAATACATTGATTACGACACGCCTCCTGAGGATCAAGACTCTAATCAAAACCAGATTCAAAAGGCTGTGGACAGAATTACAGGCATTCAGCCTACGAGTGAGGCAGAAGAGATCTTTTTGCTCGAATTCCACATTAATTTGGACCTTTTGGGCTTCGAGGACCTGGATGCAGACGAAGAACCCACCGGAATCAAGCTTCCCTACGTGGTTACGATGGAAGAAACCGGCGCCAGGATCGTTGGGATCCGGCGAAACTGGAACGAAGAGGACTCGTTAAAGCGCCGCAAGGAGTATTTCACCCATTACGTGCTGATCGAAGGCCTTGGGGCGTATGGCTTGGGCTTTGTTCACCTAATTGGTGGGTTATCCAAGGGTGCAACGAGTGCATTGCGCCAGCTTTTGGACGCTGGTACGCTTTCAAACTTACCGGCTGGATTCAAAGCGCGTGGGGCGCGGATCTCGGACGACGACAATCCCATCCAGCCGGGTGAATTTAGGGATATTGACGCAGGAGGCGCGGAGCTTTCTGCATCTCTCATGCCTTTGCCGTACAAGGAGCCTTCGCAGACGTTGTTTGCGCTGCTTGGATTCTTGGTGGAAGCCGGACGGCGGCTCGCTAGTATTGCTGACATGCAAGTGGGCGATGGTAACCAGATGGCTGCGGTTGGAACAACGCTTGCGTTGTTGGAGCGCGGCTCAATGGTCATGTCTGCAATCCACAAACGGCTGCATTATGCTCAAAGTATCGAATTCCGAATGCTTGCGCGGGGGTTTGGCGAATATCTCCCGGATGAGTACCCTTACGAGGTCCCAGGTGCAAGCCGCAAGATCAAGAAGAAGGATTTCAACAACATGGTGGCGGTTTTGCCTGTGGCAGACCCCAACATCTTTTCTACGGCGCAGCGAATTACGCTTGCCCAAACGCAGTTGCAACTAGCGCAGTCTGCGCCTCAGATGCATAACATGTATGAGGCGTATTACAGGGTGTATGCGGCGTTGAACGTGCGGGATATTGATGGGATTTTGCGCCCGCCTCAGACACAGCGGCCGAGGGATCCTGCATCGGAGAACTCCGACGTGTTGAACATGATGCCTTTGAAGGCGTTTGCTGGGCAGCAGCATGATGCGCACCTGGCGGCGCACCTTTTGATGGGCATGTCCCCGATGTTGCAGGCCAATCCTCAGGCGGCGATGATTTTGCAGCAGCACATGCTTGAGCATATTCGCTTGAAGGCAGAAGAGGCGGTGGAGGCAGAGCTCTTCCAGCAGTACGGCACGGACCCTGACCGGATGGTGTCGGTCATTCAGAAGGAAGGCATGGTTGCGTTGAAGGTGGCCGAGTTCACGATGCAGACGAAGGACATGCAGGCGCAGCTTGCGGGTGGTGAGGGTGCGGTGGATCCTGTGGTGCAGTTGAAGGAGCAGGAGCTGCAGATCCGGGCGGCCAATGACCAGATGGATAACCAGATTGACCAGCAGCGTTTGCAGATCGAGCAACAGAAAGCGGCCGAGACGGCGCGAGCCAATGAGGCACGGGTGCAATCGCAAGAGAACATTGCACAACTTCGCGCTCAGGTCGCCCGTGAGCGTCTAACACAAGTTCAAGGAGCCCAGAATGCCCCTAAAGCGAGGTAAGAGTCAGAAGGTAGTGAGCGGCAACATCGGTGAGATGGTGCGCAGCTATTCAAAAACGGGTAAGATCGGCGCCAGTAAGCCCAAGTCTAAGGAGAAAGCTATTAAGCAGGCAACTGCGATAGCCCTGGCAGAGGCGGGAAAGTCGCGCAAGCCTGTGAAGGCGAAAGAAGGTGGGGCTTTCATGGTGGTGAAGAAAAAAGATGGGAATAGGCCTGTCAAGATTTATTAAGCCTTTCGGACGGTGGCTTTGAACCGTCTGCTTACATGGAAAGACCATGCTGCAATACACCGAAGCGTTGCTTAGAGAGATAAGAAAGCTTAGAGCAGATACGGAAGCGATTGTGCTTAACGGCACGATTACCGATATGGAACGGTATCGCTTCTTGATGGGTCGCCTGGAAGGCTTAAAGCTAAGTGAAGACGCAGCACGGGAATTGGCTGCGAAATACACGTCCGATCTTTAACCCCAAAAGGAGAAACCCTTGGAAGAAGCAACCCTAACCCCGTTGGAACAGAAGTGGCAGCAAGAAAAAGACGAGCGGGGTCCTAGTCTTGATGATGCGTATGACGAAAACGGCCGGTTTGAGCCTGCTGAGCTTGAGGATGTGGTGAAAAGCCGTATTCCAACACCCACTGGGTGGCGGATTGCTATTTTGCCTTATCGCGGCGCAGAGAAGACCAAGGGCGGCATTGTGCTGTCTGAGGAGACGCAAAAGCGTACGCAATTGGCGACGGTCTGCGGGTATGTCTTGAAAGTGGGGACTTTGGCTTACATGGATGAGACCAAATTCCCGACCGGCCCTTGGTGCAAGGAGGGCGACTGGGTAATCTTTGGCCGTTATGCGGGTTCAAGGATTGGTATCGATGGCGGGGAAATCCGTATCCTTAATGACGATGAAATCATCGGTCGTGTGAACGACCCTGAAGACATCCTTCACATGTAAGAGGTGAATATGAGTAACGATGATCAGATGGAATTTAAAATAGGTGAAGACGAGCAGGCGGCCGACGTCGAGGTTAATGACGAGACGGGCGAAGCGAAGCTTCAGACACAAGAACAGGAACCTATCGTAGAGCAAGCCTCTAACCAGCAAGAAGAAGAGCTTGAGCAGTACAGCGACAAGGTCAAAAAGCGCATTGACAAGATGACCGCACGGTTGCGCGAGGCGCAGCGGCGGGAAGATGCGGCTTTGGAGTACGCAAAGAACGTCCAATCGCAGCTTAACCAGGCTAACCAGCGCTATCAGACATCCGATCAACATCGAATGGCCGAGGCCAAGAGCCGGATCGAAACACAGGCTGTCGCCTTAAAACAGATTGTTCGTAAAGCCCGTGAAGAGGGGGACATGGACACGGAGATGGAGGCGCAGGAGCGTTTGTCGCAGCTTGTTGTGGAGCAAAAGCAGCTTCAGAACTATGAAGCGATGGCTCAGCAACGTGCTGCACAGCCGCAGCCACAAGCCGTTCCACAGCAAGAGGCACGTCCTCAGCAGCCTTCCAGGCCAGATCCAAAAGCCGAGCAGTGGGCCGAGGACAACCCTTGGTTTGGCAAAGATACTGTCATGACACACGCTGCCTGGGGCATTCACCGTCAACTTGTTCAAGAAGAACGTGTTGACCCGCAGTCAGACGAGTATTATGATGAGTTAAATCGCAGACTTAGGGAAACTTTTCCACAAAAGTTCTCTCAATCTGCACAGAACTCCAGGTCGGCGAGATCCGCGCAAGCCGTTGCACCTGCAAACCGGTCTTCCGGTGTCAATTCAGCGCGCCGCACTGTCCGGCTAACACCGAGTCAGGTTGCGATTGCCAAGAAACTAGGCGTTCCTCTTGAGGAATACGCTAAATACGTGAAGGATTAAAAATGGACCAAATCGGTAAAGTGCCTGAAATCAAACGTGCTACTCGTTCCACGGAAACTCGTGAGACAGAAACACGCCGCAAGCCCTGGGCCCCTCCTTCGAGATTGGACGCTCCCCCGGCACCTCCGGGATACAAGCATCGATGGATTCGCGCTGAAGTCGCAGGACATCAAGATCGGAATAACGTTGCCGGCAAGCTCCGGGAAGGTTATGAGCTCGTAAGAGCCGATGAATATCCTGACTTTGTCGCCCCTTCGAGTGATGATGGCAAACATGCCGGCATTATCGGCGTTGGAGGTTTGCTGTTAGCGAGGATCCCAGAAGAGACGGTTGAAGAGCGCAATGCGTATTACCGAAGTCGAGCGAAGGACCAAGTTGAGGCAGCCGACAATGACCTACTCAAAACAAATGCTCACGACAGCATGCGGATTGACAGGCCAGTGCGGCAGTCAAAAGTACAATTCGGCGGCCCTAAGGCCGGTTAAATTAATTTCTGTAAAGGAACTAACAAATGGCAAACGTTGATAAAGCCTTTGGTCTGCGTCCGCAAGGTAATCTGTCTGCTACTGGTGCTCAGAAGCAGTATGGCTACCTTATTGAGGACAATCAGGCTGGAGCAATTTTTCAGGGTGACCTTGTCACCATTTTTGACGGCTTCGTCGTTAAGTTCGCCCCTGCTACTCACACGGCTGCGGTTGGCGTCTTCAACGGCGTTTTTTACACCGATCCCACTACGGGCAAGCCCACGTTCAAGAACTTTTACCCTGGTTCAGTCAACATCACTTCCGGTGTTATCACCGCCGACGTGATCGATGACCCCAACCAGCTATTCACTATCCAGTGTGACGGAGGTTTTGTTCAGGCCAACATTGGCAAGAACGCCGACGTTGTTGGTACTGGGGGCAGTACGACTACGGGCCAGTCCACTATGGAACTTAACTCCGCTACCATTGCTAACACGGCTGCTTTAAACTTGAAGATCGTCGGTCTTTTGGACGTCCCAGGTAATGCTTTTGGTACCAATGCTGTGGCGGTTGTTAAGATAAATGAACATCTTTATGGCAGCGCTGGTGTTGCCGGACAAGGAGCTTAATCATGGCAATTTCACGCGCACAACTAGTTAAAGAGCTTGAGCCTGGTCTCAATGCGCTCTTTGGTCTTGAGTATCAAGGCTATGAAAACGAGCATGCCGAAATCTACGACATCGAATCCTCTGACCGTGCTTTTGAAGAGGAAGTGATGCTCTCCGGTTTTGGTGAGGCTCCTGTTAAGACCGAAGGTGCTGGTGTTTCTTACGACCAAGCGCAGGAAGTCTACACAGCTCGCTACACCCACGAGACGATTGCTCTTGCTTTCTCTCTGACGGAAGAGGCTGTTGAAGATAACCTGTACGACCGTCTGGCTGCTCGCTACACACGTGCCCTGGCCCGTTCGATGGCCACCACGAAGCAGATCAAGGCTGCTGCCGTTCTTAACGGCGCTTTCGACACCTCCATCGGTGGCGACAGCAAGCCTCTCTGTGCTTTGGATCACCCCACCCTCGGTGGCCCCGATCTGAAGAACGAGCTCACCACGCCTGCTGACCTCAGCGAGACCTCTCTTGAGCAAGCCCTTATTGACATCGCCGCCTTCACAGACGAGCGTGGCCTTAAGATTGCTGTTCAGGGCGTCAAGTTGATCATTCCTAAGGAACTCCAGTTCACTGCAGATCGCATCATGAAGTCGACCCTCCGTGTTGGTACAGCGGACAACGACATCAATGCCATCCGCAACATGGGCATGATTCCCCAGGGCTACACTGTGAACCACTACCTGACCGATACGGAAGCCTTCTTCATCAAGACGGATGCTCCTAACGGCATGAAGATGTTCCAGCGTGTTGCAATCAAAACTGGTTTTGAAGGTGACTTTGACACCGGTAACGTCCGTTACAAGGCACGTGAGCGCTACAGCTTCGGCTTTAGTGATCCCCGTGGTATCTTCGGATCCCCCGGCGCGGCCTAAGCAGCAAGAAAAAGGGGGCGACACGCCCCCTTTTTTG